TCCTGTAATCAATTCAATTGTCTTGATGTGTCTGTAAGCATCTTCACGCTTATCAGATTCTTCACCACTTGTGTTAATTATTACACTAATCTGTTGTTTTTTCAAGTTATCTATAACTTCTATGAAAAAGTCATCATTAAGCAGGTTTCTGGCCCATTGCGCTGTTAGTTGTTTGTCCATACTGATTCTGTATTCCTGAAATTACATCGTTAATGGTAAGTGCTTGGCTAGGCATCACATCTCTACCTGTTCCCAAGATGCTCATCAGTCTGTCGTAACTCATGTTTGTGGGTTGGTTAAACTGTACTGGAGCAGGAACTTTGCCATAGTTAGGGTCTAGGAACTTCTCCCATTGAGTGCCACGCAATAACTCACGGCTACCAAAATCAATAGGTGGTAATGGAGTTAACGCTGTTGAACCTGTAGGTTTAATTGGGCTTGTCCAATCGGATGGTACAGGTACTATTGGGAATCCTGTTTCATCATCTTGACTAGCACCTAATACAGTTGTAGCCAATAAACCAAGACGAGCTAACTCAGCCAACTCAGCCGCTGTCCAGCTTTTCTCTTTTTCCTTCTCTGTTTTGATAGCCTCTGTAGGAACACTTGTAGGTGCTGTTGGAGACATGACAAGAGGAAAAGATGGAGTCTGTTCTTGTGGCTTGTCTGTTTTAGTACTAATCACTACTTCAGGAGTAGAGGGAGTAGTTGTGGTTGACAAAGAACTAATAACGTCTGCTATCGTTGTTGGTTTTTCAGATTTACCAGTAATCTGAACAGTTTCAAGAGGCTGAGTTACATTGGTTTGCAATGCAGTATTAACAGCGTTTAAGATATTTGGTGCTACTTGCTCTGTTGGCCTTTGTGTTTTTATTTCTACAGTCTCCAAAGGAGTAGTAGTTCCTGTCAAAGACGTTGGCTGAACAGCAGGTGTAACAGTTGGTTGTAAAGCAATAGAACTAATTAAATCGCTGACTGTTGGTTTTGCAGCAGAAGTAGTAACCTGAACATTCTCTAAAGGCGCATTAGTAATAGTTCCAGCAAAAGGTGTTGGTTCAACTACTGGTGTAACTACTGGTTGTGTTACAGGTTGTTGAGCAATAGTGCTAATTACATTACCAATGGTAGATGGCGCAGACGGGGTTGTAATAACAAGATTATCAGCGGCTACTGGTGCGACTGAAGTTACTGTAGGAGATATTGCATTGATTGCTCGGCTAACAGTAATATCGTTAAATCCAGATGCGCTTAATATTTCCGAGATTTGATCTGTCGGAATACCACTAGCAGCTAACTGTTGAGCATCAGCAATAGCAAGTCCACGATCTGTGAGTCCTGTTGGCGCATCACTCATATAACCAGTTAAAGCACCACCAGCACCACCAAGCAAAGCACCTTTGGCAATATCTTGGTCTGTTAGGGCAGCAGTACCACCACCAATCAATGCACCACCCAAAGCACCAGCAGCCACTTGATTAGCACCTGCTCCTAGCAAAGTATTGCCTAGCATACTAGGCGCACCCATAGCCGCTAAAGCTAGTGAAGCAATAGGAACTACAGCTTTTGCAATCGGGTCAGCACTTGATGCACCCTGAGTGTAGAAAATTGGCTGTCCTTGAGCATCAAACTGAACACCATAGCCAGTATTACCCTTACCCTCGTAAGTTCCACCAAAGAACTCACCTTTTTGGCGTTCTGTGTAGGTGTTAGGTACTGCTTGACCAGTTACCTTATTACCATAGGTTTGCTCAGTTACAGTTTGATAAATTGGCGCACCCCAATCCTCGTAACCAACAACCTTTTGAACTTCTTGGGTTACAGGGCCAAACTGACTAATATCTGTGATTCCTGTTTCAGCAAGAATACGAGCCATGTCCTTAGTTGCAGCATCAGCACCATAGCCACCTGACCATTGAGAAGTGTTACTTCTGGCTTTGATCTGACTAACTAGGTTATTAATGATTGTGTTTTTATCTGGCTGTGCAGGGGTAGCAGCTTGCTGAATTTGTGGTTGCTGAATCTGTGGTTGCTCAATTTGCATAAGCAAGTCATCAAGAGACATAGCACCATCTTCATCGTTAAACGATCTAAATCTGTCTCTTTGTGTCGCCATGATTAACCCTTAATCTCTACATTAGAAGTGATACCAGCACCGACCTTCATTGCTTTTAATTGAGCCTCAACCTCAAACTCTTGCTGTTTCATAGCGAAGTAGGCTTGTTGTTTCTCACGCTCTAATTGCAATTTAGCCGCTTCTTTCTCACGGAGTAACTGCATCTCAAGACCAGCCTTTTGTTGAGCCATCTGCATATCAATCTGCATTTGCTGTTGTTGCAATTGCATATCAGCTTGTGCTTTTTGTTGGTTAGCCTGAATCTCAGCTTGAGTCCTAGCCATCAATGCCTGAACTTCTGGGGGCATCTGTGGCTCTTGTGGAGGAGGAGGATTAGACAATGCTTGATCTTGCTCTGGTGTGATCGCTTTGTAAAACTCACCAGAATCCTTAAATCCTGCCAACTCAACCATCCGACCCAAGGTAGAACGATACTGAGCAGGAGAGACATAAGGGTTAGCAGGGCCATACTGTGCAATCAGTTGCTCTTGTTTGGCAAGAACCATCTGAAGCATAGCCATTTGCTCTTGTCTGTTACCAGCACCTAAACCTACGTTAATCGCTACATCGTACTGATTAGCCCATGTGCGAGGGTCAAACTCTACGAATTCACCTCTCATACGCACCAAACGAGGCTTGTCTTGGTACTTGCACAAGAGATGCAAGATGCCCTTAAACAGAGACTTAACACCTGTCTCAGCAAACAATCGAGCCATCAGTTCAATCTTACCTGCACCAGCTTGTTGCATAGAAGCAACAGCAGCAGCAGTCACGTTCTGCAAGATAGATGGGTCTAAACCCTGTGAAGCATCAGATACACCAGTACGCTTAGACTGCATTGTGTCCAAGTACTGAAGCATTGGGAAAGCAGCAGTAGCTACGTTCTGCACAACCAATTGAGATACAGCACCCTGAGACTTGGCACGAATAACACCACCTGCGGTAGATGTAAGCAAGTCGTCTAGGTTTACTTGACCTTCAACAGCGACTACTCGTGCATTGTTTGTCAGGTAAAGGTTATCAAGAATCTGACGAGTGATCGTAGTCTTGATTAGCTGAATGTCTGTGGTTCTGTCAGCAAGGGAGTTACCAAAGAACTTGTGTGGAATTGGGATGGGGCAGATTGAGTGGAAAGGAACATAGTCCACTTCCTCGACCATCTCTTTACCTTTTTCATCCTGAAGAATCTCGTTAGATGCGTAGAACACCTGAACGAGTGAGGCAATACCCTTACCATTTACATCAGTCTTTACATAGCACTCAAAGACCTCAATCTCTTGCATGGATGGGTCATCAGTCTGTACTTGGTAAGGTTGCTCACCAGCAGAGAAACGAGCCACACGCTCTGGAGTGTATGCAAGAGCATCATCCATTTGCAGACCTTCTACCTGCTTCTTGTTAAAACCCATAGCAACCAAGTCACTACGAGTCAGCATCTGTCTGTGGGCTACAAATGGGCTATCAGCAATCGTTCTAGCTTTCTTGCTAATCAGGAATTCTTCAGGAGGTACGTTCTCAATGCGAACACGACCAACCATCTTTTTCTGTTGAACAACAACATTGTGGATTTGGTTAATCATTGGCATACCCATCGGGTCAATCATGGGATTACCCATTTGATCTAGGATGGGGAATTCTTCTGTGTCTTGCTCGACAATCTCCATTGAGTCGTCAGACATAAGCATTGCCAACTCATCGTTAGACAAGTTGAAGTAACGCTCTTTGGTAATGTTTTCCTCGTCAGACCAGTATGCTTTAACTACGCCATTTTTCTGAAGCAAAGCATCCTTGAACCAATCATGCAGAATGGCTACACCTTCGTTATCCCTGTTGAATACCCAATTACAGTAGTCAGTAGCTTGCTTGGCAGAGGCTTCATCTCTTGGGCCTTGTGGCTCAAAAACCACAATGTTATCTGAGCCTGTAAAGATACGAACTAAGGATGGCAAAGCACCATCAATTGCTTCGGCTACCTCACCTGTAACGATCTGAGACTTTCCCTCGACTTCATTCCCGTAAGGAGAACGTAAGTAAGCCTCTAGTGCTTGTTTGCGCTGCTCTACAGTCTCGCTCTCAATGTAGCCAATCGAGTCATCAATTTCCGCTTGAATTATCGACAACAATTCGTTCTGTGCCATGTTTGTCCTTTGGGGGGCGACCCATTTTGGGCTTTTCCAATTGTAATGCCTTTACCACATTTTCTAACATTTCGACACGCATTTCAAGTTCTTTTATCTTTGGGGCAAGATTAACCCCTTGGCGTTCTACATACATTACACAATCCATTTCGGTGCTTTGTTAATCGGCTTATCCCAAGTGCTATGACCTTCATCAAGTCCAAGGGCTAAGTATCTGAAACTGTCACTTCCATGACTTGACCAATCGTGTAGTGGTCTTTCATAGAATATCTTACGCTTCTCATCGTAGTCTCTGCGGTAGTTTCTCAGGCAGTTTAGTCCTGTTTGTACCTTTGGCACATTAAACCAACATCTAGGCAAGATACGCCTTACAGCCTGAATACCATCGTCTAGGCTCATTCTGGGGGCTATTTTGATCTCTAGGCCAGCTTCCTCAAGCATCTCTAGTCTGCTCTTACCTGTGCCTAACTCCCTAACCCTAACGTCATGGGGCAAGATGTGTTCAGCTTTGGAGTAGTCGTTATCCTTAATCCACTTCACATAATGGTCTAAGCCCACCCCATGATTCTCGTAGTAGTCGATCAATCTGATCTCTGTTCCTACTAACTGAGCCACCCAGATAGACGTAGAGTCACCCATTCCCAAGTCCCAAGCGGTAAAGGTTCTGCTAAGTTCCTCCCAAGGAATCTCTTGCATATGCTTCTTATCTTCTAACTCGTTGAGGATTTGCCCATAGTACGAACCCTCTACAGCAGCGTCAAAGCTACACTCAAACTCTTGGCGGTACTTATCCTCACCCATCTCATTACGAGCCGCCTTCAGTTCTGTGTCATCCACTACCCCTGTCTCTGAGGCTTTGAACTCTAGCAATCCCCAACCTTCCTCTTTCTCAGCCCTGTCTCGCAGTTCTTTAAAGTGATTGTGGCCTTTAGGCGTACCAATAAAGAGACACCAGCCTTTTCTGTCAGCTAGTGCAGGGCGAATAATGTCAGTCCATATCTTTGGGTTTTGGTCACCAATCTCATCTAGGATTACCCCATCAAAGTACTGACCACGCAAAGACTCAGGGTTGTCTGAGCCATATAACTGGACACGCCTACCCCAAAAGTCCACCCTTAGTTCTGTGATGTTCTGTGAGCCTCCTAGTGGCTCTGCATACTTGACTAGGTAGTCCCATGCCACACGCTTTGCTTGTCCATATGTAGGGGCTATATAAGCGTATCTAGGGGCTTCCTTTTGGTTGAGGATAGCTTCCTTGATTAGATGGTTGATAGCAGAGACAGTCTTGCCCATACGCCTGTGGGCAACAACAACACCAAAACGCTTACTGTCCATCAGTTCATGGATAGCAAGTTGTTGTTCTCTGGGTTTGTAGGCTATCTCGATTACTTCTGCCATTGGACACTTATCTGAATGTCTTTACCTTCTTCTCCAGTTACCTGAAGTGGTAAGACTTTACCGATTAGTCCCATGAAAGCCTGTGGATGGCTCTCTGCCTTGTCGATTAGATATGCAACACCACCAGCACCCTCTAGTGCTTCTAAGATCATCTCTCTAATGACAGCGTTACCTTTGTCTAGGCTACCTTTAGGTCTTCCTGCGCCATCTCGTGCGCCACCTCGATTTGAAAGGTTTGATTGTTTTTCAATCATGTTTGACTCCTCTAGGGTTGGTCAAGGTTAAGTTAATACTTTATTCTAACAGACTTGTAATTGGTCTATCGTTAATTTCTTTGATTCTAAGCAAATCTTGATACTTAGGAAATACAACAAAGTTTGATGTATTTATTTGTGGCTCAATCAATTCTGCTTTGTATTGAGGAATGGTTTTAATAAAATCTTGAGCCTCTTTCAAAGATGGGAAATCATATCCACCAAATTCAGGGATGTTTACCACCCATTTTGGTGTAACACCACGACTTGCTTGATCTAAATAACGAATACCTGTAATACCTAAATTTTGCAACTCATTAGAAGCCAATAATCCTTGGCTTTTTAATTTGTTATAAACCGCCTCTCCAGATAAGTCTAAAGGTTGTTTAGGCAATTCTGTTGAACCATCATTTACAAGCGCATTAAGCAAAGCATCATCAAATTCTGATACTTTTTCCTTATCAACTCGATAACCTAACTGTTCTAGTGCCGCACGAACTTCTGGAGTTTGCTGGCTAAGAGGCTTATCCCAATCAAGCATTTTAGGTATTGCTTCATCAGGCAAATCTACTTTGTATAAAAACCCTGAGCCTGTGTAATTTACATCACCTTTTTTAGCAACATCAAGTAACTATTTGTATGCGCTAATCTTTTCTTTTGCGTAGTCAGGAAAAGGATAAGACTTATCCTTTGTAAGTTCTTCCCACCTATTTAACTTTGTTTTTGCAAGATCAATAAATTCTTTTTTACCTGTTTTGGCAGCCTCTAACAATTCTGCACTTACATCAACATTAAAATCAGTTAATGGCTTGCCTCCAACATCAACCATCTTAAATTTTTCGTTTAAAGATGAAACTTGGTTTTCTTTAGCTAATTGCCTTCTATAAGACTCACCAGTACCACGGGCTTCAGCTAAATAAGCACCTTCACCATAAGAAGCATTACCCTCACCAGTTCTAGCCTTAGATGGATCAAATTTATTAAATGGTCCATGTGGTGTTCCATGATAAACATCAAGCAGACTACGAGTATTTGAACCCATTGCTTGAACCATCTCAGCAGGCAAACCACCACGCTCAAGAATCTGTGGAACTACTCTCTCAGCTACTCGCTCACTAGCACGACCGACAGCCATAGCCGCTTTATTTGCACCTGATAAAACTGGTGACAACATAGGGGCTGCTTGACCTAACAAACCAAGCGCAAAAGCTGGCTCTGCGGCTTTCTTGATCTTTTCGTAATTAGGGTTAAGAACACTAAAACCCATCTCATCAGGTCTAGTTCCTAACAATCCTTGAACAATTGCATAAGTTCGAGGGTCTGCCAATGTGTTGACATCACGCTGTCCTGCCAAGGCTCTAGCCCTAGCACCTTGACGCTGTATGTTTGGATTACCAAAAAATGCGCCAAGTTCTGCCATGATTAGTTACCTGTTGTTTTCTTACCACTTGACCTTGTTTGCCCAAAAAGCTGCACTCATCTTACCCTTGGCAATGTTTTCCGCATGACGAGCCTTAAACGCTTCGTTACGCTTACTGCCATCAGGTGAGCCTTTTACGCCTTGTTGACCAAAGCGGATTAGCTTTACATCCTCACCACTCTTTGCCAAAACAGCATGAGACTTGGTTGGATGGTCAGGAGTTCTCTTAGGCTTGTTATAGCCAGAAAACTGCTCAGAGCCTCGTTTAATCATTTTTTCTTAGCAGTCTTAGCCGCTTGCTTAAAAGCAGACGCAGTTGGCGCACCCTTCGAGCCAACTTTACGCATACGCTCTGGAGTCTTGCCAGCAGCCTTTTGCGCTTCAATCCGTTGCCTCTTTTGATGAATGTTACTGTACAAGCCGTTCATTTTTTAGGCTTCTTCTGTGCGTTCTTAGCAGTACGCTCACCCCTGACAGGCATGGGCTTAGTCTTCTTCTGCATAAGTTTCTGCATCATCTCCAGAGCCTGCTGATTTGTCGTTCCCATTGTCTTTCTCCTCAGTAATCGGACCGCCTGCAATCCATGCCTCACAAGTTCTCTTGGAAGCACACTTAAAATCAAATACTTCGCAGTAACCTAAGTCACCGGCATCAATGACTTCCCAAGCATCCATCTCGGTGTCACCCATCTCTAAGCCTGTCTCAATGCAAGACAGCATCTTAGGGGTCTGGATAAATGCGGAACAGTTGCCACAGCGAGACTTTTTAGCCTGTTCTGGTGAGTTTCTCCATGTCTTAGAGACTTCACGCCAATAACCCATATTCGCTTCGTTAGGATTCATCGGTCCATAGTTGGCTTTATCAATGGCTTTTTGACGATTTTCAAGATTGACAGCTACATCGCCAGTAGCAACAGGGCAAGATTCGCCATTCTTTTCTTGGCTTTGTATCTCAATTTCAATCTTTACGGATGGCTCAAGTAGTCCAGACATAACAGTCCTCAAGGAGTTTTAACCATTATCTCACGAAAAAAAAGAGAGAACAAGTCTCTCTAAAACCTTGGCAACCAAACTAGATTCTATCCAATTAACTTAGCCAATGTGTCGTTTAAAACTGACATCTCATCATGCTTATAAACTGCCCAAATCCTAGCCTGTCCGTGAATCCCATTATGAGAACCTTGGTGGCAATCCTTACAAAGTGGGATACATAAGTACTGATGGTGTTGTTTTATGTGGTGGGCATCACTTGGTCCTGATTGACCGCAAACACCACAAGGCATCTCTTTGATTCTTGCTAGGTGTAGTCTTTCTCGTTTTGTAAAAGTGTTATTCAATCTCTACCACCTTGTCGCCATGTGATCTTATGTAGTCTTTTGTTTTCTGAATGTATCTCTCAAACTCACTTCTTGCAATACTTCCTTGCTGTAGATCAGCAAATTGAATCAAGTCTCTACAGGCTTGAATAGTCTGTCCGTCTAATCCCATATTGAGTGTCTCTTGGTAGCGGATAGCGGCTTTGTGGAGTCCTTCTTGGGCTTTCTCACAGTAAGGCAAAACCTCTGGTCCTACCCCACCCTTACCCATCATCTCACTCAGATTAAGCACATCGACTAGGACTCTCCAATCATGGATTGTGCCTTTTCCCTTTGCCATAGCCTCCAAAGCGGAATACTCAAGCATCCTGAGTTTGTCCAGTTTGTCCCTCTGGGTTATCGCTGCTCCCACTAGGGCATGGTTGATGGGATTCAATAGATTCCAATGCTTTCTCTTTGTTTTCTTGCGAGTCATTATCTTTTCCAAAGATGGCGTTCCATCGATT